TCATTTGCTCCACCTGCTGCTGCTAATGCTCTAGATCGTAAAGCATTCAATACAACGGAATGTTGATCTCCCGCATTTGAATAGATCCACGTTTGCGGATTTTTGGCACTCATCATGGAATATCGCATTGATGACCAGGCATCTTGATCTTTGTACTCTCGCAACTCATCCATGTGAATTGTTTCGGGTTTTGCAATACCTCTTGCAGCATTGTTAGATGCTTTAATAACAATACGGCGATTACCCTTTAACTCTAATTCTTCAGCACCATGTTGCCATCGGATCTTTTTGACCTCGGATGCAAGTTTGTCGTTTTCTTCTACTAAGGCAATTATCTGCCTAAAAGTTTCAAGTGAGGTTGTAAGCCTGTGAGCAGATGCTAGTTGCAACCCTTCTCCCCACACGTACGCTCCAGTTAACATGCGAAGCATCATGAATGTACTTTTTCCGTTTTGTCTCGAAATGCACAAACCTGCCTCGGAATGCTGCCATCTGCCGTCTGGCTTAATCTTGTGGCCATGAATGGCAACAAACTTCTGCCATTCCATCAACGGGATGCCTACTTCAGCCGCGAAATCAATCATCTCCTGGCCTTTAGACGGCAAATCATTGAGTTTGGAGTGAATACGTGGAGTTTCGATCCAGTCTTATTCAAAGCGATCTGGTCTGATTCAGTCATGTCTAATCTGATTCAAAAGGATCGTGCCCGATCGAGGTGTTTCGTCGGTTAGAAAGATCAATGGGGGTCGGTGGTGTCCTGTGGCTCACAAAAAAACGCCCCCCCTTGCTGTAATTACATCTTTTACATGCTGCAACTAAATTGTCATCGCTATCTAATCCACCAACTCTGCGTGGAATAACATGATCTACTGTATCAGCCTCCTGTGCACAATACTGGCAGATGTAGCCATCCCTTCTAAGTATTCTCTCTCTTGTCTTACGCCAAGTCCTTGTGCCTACTCCTGGCTTTGCCATCAATACCAGCCCTTTTTATTATGGAAAGCGAGCGCCTTACATGCTGTGTGATGTCTATGTTTAATATATTTCAACCCTAAATCAATTTGAGTAAATGGATCCTTAGTCTTTGTCTTAAGCAGTTGTGCTATTCCATACGCACTTGACTTAGGATTCTTTGCTGTTGGTATCCATCTAGATTCTTTATACCAGAGATCACTTAAACAATAGAACTCTTTAAAGTTGTGATTTAACTGCATGAATGCGTACTGCTTGTATATGTTCTTATTTGCTGCTTGTACTGGCTCTAAGGCTAGTAATTGGCTCACAATTATAGTTATCCCAATTAGGTGCCACCTTGCGAGCCATCCCCTACGGGGCTCGCCTTTTCGCCCTTGAGGCGAATGTCTTCTAAAGGTTATCATGTGTAGTCAAATCCTTTCCTATAAGTGCAGGTCAGACGGCGTGTCGTGCTTTACCAATACTTGATCTTAGTAAATAGTCTGTGCAATAACTTCCGATGGAGGCGATAAAACATGGACTGTAAATGGGCTTTGATCCCATCTCTTTATGTTGAAATCTCATGTTTGTAGGCAAAGCAACTATCAAATCTGCCTGATTCCAAATTGTTTCAAACCACTTAGACTTCATAAATGGAAGTAAAGCCACCCCATTACCATGAGCAATAAATTTATTAACCCAGGGAGTTGGCTTTGAGTAAGGCGGATTCATCCATACTTTTCCATACCAATTCTGTGTTAACCCATCATCTTCAATCGTAAAATGGTTATCGGCTGGCAACCAAGGCACGCCACCCTTTGGCGCAGATACATCTAAATCAAACTTTATGTTTAACGCCTGAAATATCCATTGAGGCGTGTAATACTCATCTGATGCGCTCATTGTTTACAGGCTCCGCATTTGTTGTATTCCATTTTCCATCCACCGCATAACGGGCATCTTTCTATCTGTTTATCCATAATATCCTCCTCAAGTCTTGCGCCTTTTCGGTAACATTTCTGGCATTCAGCGATAACTACTCCTGGCACTGTATCCCAACCATATTCAATTTCAAATATAGTAGGTTTCTTACATGCGTTACATTTCATTACCGCCGCTTCAATCATGGCTTAGAACCCCATCCAGTACCTTTAAATATGGCTCCTGTCGATGTATAAACCCTACGCATTTCCATAAAGCAGGTTTCGCATCTAGGGATGGTTACAGGGTCGTTAAAGGATCTTTCAATCTCAACATCCCCATGACCATCCGTACAGGTGTATTCGTATTTAGGCATGATGTCCATAATCGATTCTGTTGATTACTCCACAACCTACGCATTTGAGCAATCCCTCAACATGCACCATCCTGGGATCATTACACATATCGCAACACTCATTTAACGGCACGATGTCTGGTTCGACTGTGCCATTTGAATGAAACTTGATACGTAACCGATCAGGCTGGATTATCTCTAACTCACCCATTTATTTGTCCTTATCTGGATCTGGAAAATAGAACTTGCCGTTACTTGTAGTTTTAGCCCAGTGTGGTTCACACTGATCTGCCTTGCTTTTCTCTACACAAACGTATCCCAGGAATGGCCGACCCGTTTTGCTCGTTCCTTCTTTGCGTAGCATTTGACCATGCTTACAATCAAAGGATTCGCCTACCTTCTCGGCATTTAACTCTTTGGCAACATCATCAACTGACCAGGCAATAGGTGCCGGATCTTCTAGTTTAGGTGCTGACCAATCGGTATTGCGTAGAACATCAACTACAGCCGCGGTTCTTGTTCCAGGTGCTCCGTAAGTTGGTTTTGTATACTCCTGGTTCGCTTTGACCACTTTTTGCATTTCTTGTTGCGATGGTCTTTTGCCTTTGGTAGCGTATCCAGCATTTGCCAAAGCCCTACCAATTGCAGAAGTTTCGCAATTCTCAAGTGCAGAAGTTTGATTAACACCCCTCGATGCCACTGTTTCTTCAGCGATACCGCTTGTCCAAGCCTTCGCATCAGCCTCAGTTCTATAAAGCCTAGCCATAACAATAAAGCGATCTTTCGATGCTTCCAATAATTCGGTTTCAATACGCCCATCTGCGTACTCCTTCCAAAACTTCTCCAATCGTACTTCGACTGGTTCATAATCATCTAAATTAAAACCCATAATCTATCTCCTGTTTCCCTTGTCGGTATTCTTGTTGGGCACGCAAATCCCACACACTCCCATCGCTCCAAGATTCCAGGCTGTGCCTGCATCTGTCGCAGTAGGCTCTTTGTAGGCCGTTTGTGCTAGTCGCAATCCATGTCGCAGGGTTTTGGCCTTTGATCGTATGCGCTCCATATTGATTTTTACAGTAATCACACCAAACACTCCGATTAGAATTTTTCGTAATCATCGTCTAATTGAGCACGCAGGACATCTTCGTAGAATCCCAAGTAAGCGACCGAATCTGCAACACTGTCGTGATGTGATGGCGTTTCAACCAAACGAGCGATCTTGAGTCCGACCATACATAACACAACTTGGTGTGCTGTAATTGGCATGTCGAGAATCCCTGACCAGATGTCTGCGATGCGCTTGTGGTTGGTGTATGGAGATCCATAAATTCGACCTCGATTTTGTGATAATAATGTTGCTTCTGCAAATAACGCTTCACGATTATCGGACATTTTGTTTAGCCATCTTTACGCCTTGTTCATAACCAGCAAGCCAGGCTTCATCTGTTTTTTTATTGATGCGCTCTTCTCGCCAAGCCATGAATGCCCACAAAGCAAATGTGCCAAAGATGATTATGGCAACTGCTTGTGTGTCTGTAATGTTTTCCATTTTGCTCCCGATCTCAGGCGTTTGCCTGTTGGGATTAAGTATGTGCTAGATCAGCGACAATCTCGATAAATGTCTCGGCGTGTTAGATAACAATACTGTTATCAATAACATCAACGGCATCATCAATTGTGCGCTCTTTGTAGTCTGTTTCTCTAGACATAGGATTTACCTAAAGCAGTAAATGAGCCATCTTTGTTAATTGGGATAAGCGTAGGGGTCATGTTTTTGCCATCCCAGTCCAGGATCACAATGCCCATCGCCCAGTTCGCTATACCCTTAGTATAGGATGCTTTGGTTTTGTTCATGAGATTACCTGCCTCTATACCCCAAATCGTCCTGTAATTGGCTCCTAAGCCCTCTGTATACGCAGACATACCCAATTTGTGCGTGTGCCCACAAACTACGCTCTTTCCTGCCTTTTTGGCAAGATTTAAGGCAGTTATGCCTGGATTGGGGTTTGTGTTGCCTTCATCGCCATGTGCCAATATCCAA